AAGTACAAAATACATCTAACCCAGTCGCAGCCGCAACGGGAAATGTTACTAACCAGGCTGTACAATTCCAAAATAATGGAGCACCATCACGGCAAATCTTTGGAGCCAACAGTTCTTGTAATGGATCTACGATGACGTTTAGCCCGTTCTATATGGGCAACGACACTATTCCTAGGGAGTCTGATGGTTATGTTCGGTCTAACAACTACGGAGCACAGATTAACTTTATGATTCCACTTGACGGTGGCATGATTGAACAGTGCAAAGAAATTGCTAGACGACACGAACAAAAGATGCGCTTAAACTACGAGATGGTTCGTGCCCTGAAATGTACAGAGATTATGAAAGCCGGGTTTACTTTTAGACCCGGTAGCCGTGTAGAGGTGTTATGTCATGACATCATACCAATCGTATCCCTAAATGATAGAAGCGATAGTAAGTCTCTCGATAGCAGTAGTAGCAGCGGGAGCAACACTGAACAACAGACTACACCAACGAATTAATAACGTACATGATCGCATTAGCGGTCTTGATCGTCGTATTGACGGCGTAGAACTGACTGTTGCTCAGGACTACGTTTCTAAATCAGAACTCAAGTCAATGATCGACCGTATGGAAGATCACATGATACGTATCGAAAGCAAACTTGACCAAATTGTTCTTAGGAATAACTAAATGACTTATAAAATCGTCGATCTTCGTACCGAAAAAGTACTTGGTACGTTTGATACAGCCGATCAAGCTGCAAAGGCTGAATCACGGTTGATGCATGTACCAGGTGAAACTTGGTATGCAATTGAAGCACCCGTTGTAAAAAAAACAAAGACTAAAAAAGCAAGTGTCAAAGAAGAAAGCGACTGAAGATCAATTTTATGAGCTGCATAATTTAGTTACTAAAGAATTCCTTACCCGAATTAAATCAGGTGAGGCAACCACACAAGACCTAAAGGCAGCTTGTGATTGGCTTAAAACGAATGACATTAGTGGTGTTGCCCTAGAGGGTAACCCTTTGTCAAAACTGGCAAGCGTTATGCCGTCAGTAGATCCCGAACTTGTACAAAGCAGACTTTATGGCCGCAAGTAAAACAAGATTTAGTGGTCCTAAATATGCCAACGGTAACCACAAGTCACAACAAAAAGCTTACAACAAAACCCCAAAGGGTCTAGCCCTACGTGTTAATGCTAATCGCTTAAGGGCGAAGTTAAAGATCAAAAAAGGTAGTCCTTTAGATGCTGCTCACAATAAAGGCAGCACTACTAAAGGTAGAGCCCAACACAGATCTAAAAATAGAGCACGTATTGCATGACACCTCTACTTCCAACTCCTGAACATTACCTTTACAACCTAATAACCATGACATCCTCTGAAGCCAAGCGCCTTTGGAGGCGCAGTATTAAAGAACATTTTGGCTGCACATGCGTTTATTGCGGAGAAACTTATGAACTACATGAACTTACTTTGGACCATGTACATCCTCGTTCTCTTGGTGGCGAAGATGTCAATACGAATGTCGTACCAGCATGTACCAGATGTAATCAGGATAAAGGAAGTAACCATTGGCGCTCCTGGATGAGAGAGCGTTTTGGACAAAATCTACTAAGAGAATCACTAATTTCTTCACATATTAAATAATGGCCAAAATTAAACCGGGTACTCCCCATCCGAATAGAGGTGGGATGGTAATGGGTATGAATAATCGTTATGTATCTAAGGGTACATACGCCAAACAAAAGAAAGCTTCTAAACCAGCACCCTCTAAAAAAGTAACACCTAAAACAACTCCAAAATCCAGTTCATCTACTCCAAAGGTTGGAGCAACAAAACGACTACAAGGTCGAATGGTTAGGTGGAATGGAAAACGCTGGACAGCAGCAGGAACAGGTCCAAAAAAACCTACACCAACTCCTCGTAAAGCCTCTGCAACACCTAAACCACCTACAGGTAATTTTAAAGCACCTAAAATTCCTACACCTAAAGCTTCACCTTCTACAGCAAGTACTGCCAGCACAGTTGTACGTAGTGCCGGAAAGCTTTTACGTGGTGCTGGAAGAGTTGCTGGTGGAGCTGGACTCGTTGCAGGAGGACTTTCTACAGCAAATGACTTACGTAAAAGTCTTCAGCGTGGTGAAGGTTATGCCGCTCTAGCTAAGTTAAGTAGAGAAGCTAATAAAGGCAATACTGGACGCTCTGGCGCAAACAGGAGAGCTGCGTTGCGTGTCCAGCCTGAGTCAACACCTTCTAAGACGACCAGTGGTCAAAAGACTAATCGACGTGGACGCGTCATAGGTTCAAACCAACCACCAGTCAAACCAGCACGCCGGGGTATGTCAAATATCCCAACCAAAGAAGGTACAGGTAAAGGCTCACCTAATGATAGGAAGCCGACAACCACATCCTCTACACCTAAGTCATCTACATCTACATCAAAACCTAAGTCATCTACATCTACACCAAAACCTAAAACAGATACTCGCTCAACCCTTACTAAAGAGATTGACGGTCTGACTAAGTTCCTAGATACGCATAAAGGTAAGAAGGGTATGGAACGTGCACTTACTCAAGCGCGTAAAAGTCTTGCCGCTAAGAAAAAGAAAAGATCACAACGTTCCTCAACTATGAGTGGAACTCTCCCTTCTAATCGTAACTCGGCTTGATCTTTTTTAATTAACAACTTATCCACAGAGGTATATCTGCCGCCCCCGAAAGGGGGCTTTTTTTATGGGAAAAGCCAATTTAATAAAACATTTAGCGCCTCATAAAGCATTTGACGCTAATGCTCCATTTCAAAAACTAAAAATATCGAACGAGTTTAAAGGCAACGTTAATCAACCCTATCGACGTGCTACTGACTCAGCTCCGGTAGATAAGGTAGAAAAACTTAAGGGAGAAGATTCTAAGAACTACCTTGATATGGCTAAGAAGCATTATGCCGAGAAGGGTACGCTTGAAGGTGTAATGCGTGTTGCTACCCCTCAAGGAGAAATAGGTGTTAAAAGTAATAGTAGGTTTAACAAAGACGGTACTATTTCAGTAAAGCAAAAAACTCAAACAGCCGTTGAAAGAGATAAAGCTAATCGTGTCTTTAATATGGAGGAACAGACCTTTGGTACTGATGAGTATAAAAAAGGTCATCACCGTGTTGGACTTGAGCTTGTTGAACGTGTTTTAGAAGGTTTGTCAGATAACGACCGCAAACGTTTTGTCAAACTACTAAATACTCAATATGACTCTATAACTACGGGCAATGGTAATAAAAACATTATTCCGCTTCCTGAAAATATCCACAAGATGGTCCATATGAGACTACGTGAAGCTGGACTAGATCCAAAAAAAATGAACTTTAACGGTGCATCTTTTAAGGACCGTCTTAGGTTTATGCGTCAAGTTGAGTATGTACTTCTTGATATAGACAAACTTATTTCTAAAGGATTAGAAAACGCTTCTGATGTACTTTTGGCTAAAAAATAACTTATGACAAACGTCTTAGAGGCGTTACAAAGTGATTTCAAGCTTTTCCTACAAGCACTGTGGGATCAGCTTGATCTACCTTCGCCTACACGCGCTCAATACTCCATCGCTGACTACATCCAACACGGTCCTAAACGTCTACAGATACAAGCCTTCCGTGGTGTAGGTAAGTCGTGGATTACAGGTGCTTTCGTGTTGTGGACATTATTTAATGACCCAGAAAAGAAGATCATGATTATCTCCGCTTCCAAAGAGCGTGCAGACAACATGTCTATCTTCCTGCAAAAACTAATCATAGAAACACCTTGGTTACAGCACTTACAGCCCAAATCAGACGACTCACGTTGGTCGCGTATCAGCTTCGATGTTCTTTGTTCGCCCCACCAAGCACCTTCCGTCAAGTCTGTAGGGATTACTGGCCAACTGACCGGCTCCCGCGCTGACCTAATGATCCTTGATGACATTGAAGTTCCTGGTAACTCAATGACAGAAATGATGCGTGAAAAATTACTTCAACTCTGTACCGAGGCTGAATCAATCCTTACTCCAAAGGATGACTCCCGCATCATGTACCTAGGTACACCACAGACCACATTTACTATCTATCGCAAGCTTGCTGAGCGTAACTACAGACCCTTTGTCTGGCCAGCACGTGTACCACGCAAACTATCTAACTACGAAGGACTAATTGCTCCTCAACTACAAGAAGATATTGACAATGGTTCCACCGCTTGGGATGTAACTGACCCTGATCGCTTTACTGATGAAGACCTTATTGAACGTGAAGCAGCAATGGGCAGAAGCAACTTCATGCTTCAGTTCATGCTCGATACCAGCCTTAGTGATGCTGAAAAGTTCCCACTTAAAATGGCTGACCGTATCGTAACTAGCGTTAATCCCGATACCGCTCCAGACAACATCATCTGGTGCTCAGACAAACAAAACATCCTTAAAGAACTA